GCAATCTGATCTAGTCTATCTTCAACTGCTGGTAATGCTGCTGTGACTGCAGCAATCTTGGCCTGTGTTATTTTATTGCTTGCAATCTCTGTTGCAGTCTTTGCATCTGCAACTGCTGTAGTTGCTTGGTTTAATTTGCTTTGTGCATTTTGTAAAATTGTTAATTCATATTGTTCTTGTGTCAAAATCTGAAGAGATGCAGCAGTCGTTGCACTCTTAGTTGGATCTGATGCTACAACCTTATAATATAAGTTATCAACTAAATAGTAATCACCCTCTACTGGAATCACAACCTTATCAATTACTTTTCCACTTGAGGCAGTAATAGAATCAATATTTGTAAAACCAGGGTAGTTAGCATTGCAGTTATCAACAATTGCCATTGTTGTAGTAGTTCCGTCAGTGTAGGTAACAGTTGCATTTACTGTTCCATTCTTAGCACCTGCTGTAAAACCAAATTCTGTAATTGTTTTATTTGATGGCAGATCAATAGTTACTGGAGCAGATGGATTCATTAATGTCATATTTGATCCGACCATACCGTACGAACCAGCATAGTTGGTGCTTATATAAACCCCATTACGGTTTGTAGTTGATACTGGTATTGCACCTATTGTAATAACCATATCTGTATTTACTGTGTTATTTGTAAATGTTTCTGTAACTGTCTGCATTGTATTTGCTGCATCAGAAATAGCCTTGTCATTGTTGTAGGTAGTCTGTGCCTGAGCAGTTACTGTCTCTTGTAATGATAGGTTTGAGGATATTGTTGTAGCAGTTGCTGTTTCAAGTCCCGCAGAAATAAGGGTGGCTGTGGCTGTTTCTATCTTGGCGGTGGCTGAATCAAGGGCTGTATTGGCTGTCTGAAGGGCTGTATTGGCCTGTTGTACGGTTGCCGTGAGAGTTTCTGAAGGCTGAGATACTATGGAAAGGACTGTTTGGATCTGTGCTGTTGAGGTTTCAAGATTTGTTATTGTTGTTTCTACTGCCTGAATAGTGGCAGTTGCAGTCTCTAGTGCTGTTGGAGTTGACACTACAACCTGCTCTGACTGTGTGCTATCTGTTGCATGAGCATAATCTGTAGGGCAAAAGAATAGCCATATTCCCACCAAAAAAGCAACCAACCCACTTTTTAGTAGGATTTTTTGAATAGGGGGCACATCCTTTCCGATGTTTGATAACCTTATTATATCATTTTATGGTACAAAAAAGAGGGTTAGCACTTGGCTAACCCCCTTAATTGTTGGCTTATTAGGCGTTTACCTTCTTTTGAATCTTTACGACCAAAGCGGTAAGTGAAGTAATCTGCTTCTTAAGTGAAGCGATCATATCAGAAACAGACTTTGCAAGTGCTGCGACTGCATCTGTTGCTGCTTTAGCAGCAGTAGTTGCTTCATCTGCAGACTTTGCAGCAGCAAGTGCTGCATCTGTTGCTTCTTGTGCTGCCTTAGCAGCATCTTCAGAAGCCTTTGTAGCAGCCTTAGCAGCAGTATTTGAAACAACTGCTGATGCTGTTACTGCAACCTGACCCGCTACTGGAAGAGATGATCCGCCAGTTGCTGTAAGTGTGACAGTATTTTCTGTCAAAGGCATAAATACCTTGTATGACTTAACTGTGTCTGTGTCTGTTGTAACTGATGTTGCTGTAAGAACATCTGAACCTGAACCAAACGCATATGATGAAGTGATTCCACCTGTAGCAAATAGTGCAGAATGTGTCTTACCTGAAACTGGAAGACCCGCTGCATCAAGAACCTGAACCTTGATAGTTGCTGCTTCACCTGGAAGGTATGTTGCCTTGTCAAATGAGATCTTTACAGTTGCTGCTGCTGCTTCAACACGAGTAGAAACTGGAGCAGATACAATTGTTCCTGCTGAGTTCTTTACTATGATAGCAACGCCACCAGCCTTAATGCCAGTAATTGTAAATGTTGCTGCACCATCAACAATTGTTGCTGCTGTTGCTGAATCGCTAACAACTGCTACATCTGATGAGTATGCATAAAGTGTTCCTGCTCCGACTGTTACGCCAGAAGCATCCTTTGCAACTGCCTTAACTGTAGTTGTATTTGCACCAACTGCAATAACAGACTTAACTGGTGTTGCTACGATTGTAGCGATATCACCATAGAATGTTACCTGCTCTGTTGCAAGTACTGTACCTGTAAGGGTTGTAAGAGTAATTGTTCCAACTCCTGCTGTACCGTCAGCAAAAACACCAATGTAGTTGCCTGATGGAATTACAAGTGCACGACCCATTGCTGTCATTGTTGTAGCATTTGTGCCGTATCCAACAAGACCTGAGCCTGTTACTGTTGCAAGAATTGACTCTGTAGCATTACCACCTGCTGCGTTCTTAGGTGTAACAACGATAACCGCTGCTGCATCTGTTGACGCTGCCTTTGGTGCATAAACTGAAGCATCTGCTGTTGCAGTTGTTACTTCACCAGAGTTAAGAATAGATGTTGTAGTTGAAGCAGATGGAGTTAGATCCGCTGCCTTAACGGTTACTGTCCAAGATACTGATGTACCTGTTGGCTTAGTTGAAAGAATTGTAGCAACATATGTACCTGCAACACTTGGAGCATCCAATGTTACTAGGAACTTTGCTGTTACATATCCTGGTGTGTTAACTGTTGAGTTAACGTCTGCAGAAAGATTTCCACCTGCAATAGCAACTGTTGCTGTGCTTGTTTCAAGCAAAGTCATTGTTGCAGACTTTGATGCACCAGTTGGCTGTGAGAACATAGCAGAAAGCACAGTTGCTGTGTCTGCCTTTGTTTCTGAGATGAATGACAATGTAACTACAGCAGTTGCAGACTCACCAGCAGTGACAGTATCTGTCGCTGAATCAATAGTGAGAGTCGGACTAATCACTGTAGCACTTGTCGGAAGTGCCGAAATAACGCCAAAGGTCATCGCTGCAGCAACGCCTAGGGCAACTTTCTTAAATGAATTCATTTTTCTCCTTGTTAGTTTTTTATAATAAATTGAAATTATCAAGATAGTCCCGAACTTCTTCAGGCATTTCCCGATTATCCAATTCTACCATACCTTGTTCTTGCTCTGCAAGTCGCTTTGCTGAGCGTGACCAAGTATGAATATCAATCTCTATATTAGTATTCTTTGGTGTATGAGATAAAGCACCAAATACAGCACCCGTTACAGCATCAGATAGATCTTTTGATTTTTTACGTGGGTGATCTACTTTTTTGTCATTAATAATCTTAAGTTCAGACATTTCATCAAGCAATAATGGAATATGTGGCATTGCAACACGTTCTTCATAAATCATCATTGCAAGGTCTTCGTAATGCTTTTTACCAACAGAAACAGTATCAGTTCTTATTCCTACTGCTTGAAGTTCTTGTTGAATATCAAATGACTGCCAACGGTCAAATGTAACCATACCTAGATTAAAACCTTGTCTACGAAGGTTTTGAATCCATTGTTTAACATCTGAAAGGTTTACTGGACCCTCAACTTTTGGTTCCCACCAAACAACTGCATCAACAATAATAATTGGAGCAACCTGTTCATAGTCTTTAACTACCTGAAGATTAACCCATTTATCAACATGTGCAATTGCTACTGCACACTTGTCGTGCTTCTGTGCAAGGTCAGCATGTACATAATAAATTTTATCTGGGTCTGGTACAAATGATTCATCAAACCTTTTATTGCTATCAATTGGATTTCTTAGAGTCATACACTTTTCAAGTTTATCTTTTTGCTTGAAGAATGCATCAGAAGCAAATGTTGGTACACAAGCAAAACGCTGCATTGCATCACCCATATCCGTAAAGAATGCAAGTTTAAAATCATCAATCTTACGGGTTGGATTTACTACCCATGTTGGTCTTTTTAATCCAAATACCCCAGGATATTTATATGCAATGATCTGATCTTCATCCCAAGCAATGTCTAGATAATTTCCTTCTGCATCTTCTGGAAAATCTGGGTTCATAATAAAACGATGTGTCTTTGTAATGACTTCTTTTTCCATAATTGCATCTTCATACTTCTGAGAAATAAAGTCCCCTGGAAAACGGGGGAATGAAAGTAAGGCAACCTTACCAAGATCAGGAAAACGAGAATCTACAGAAGCACGGAAAGCCTTGTAAATATTATCTGCAGTTTTACCTTGATCATTTCCAGTTCCTACTTCAGTCGCAAAACCAGAAATTTCATCAAGTACTGCAAGAATAAGGTTCAAACCTTCGTGTGATTCTCTTTCTGAGTGACCAGAGTAAACTGTGATTGCTTTATCAAACTCAATACTTTCTGCCTTTGCATTGTATTTTCCTGCAAACCATTCAGACTTTTCAATCTTAGTCTTAAAACCTTTAAAGAAAACATTCTTAGCCTGTTGAGCGTTAATAGCCACGTTAATAATATCAATAGCATCTCCTGCAGGCTT